CAGGAGCTGTTCTAACTGCTGCAAAAGGTGTTGATTTCCAGACATGCAAAGTGGATTTTAGTTAAAATTAGAGTAAAGGTACGAAATAAATTTTATATTTTCCAAATTATTTTAACCAAGCCCGTTATCAGTTATAACCAACTTAGTTAAAACAAAAACTCCCAGGGGTAGAAACCCCCAGGAGATACCCTGTAAAACCAACAAAACAGGGTTTTTAATATCATCAAGCACCACAGTCACCACCTGTTTCTCCAACTCCTTGATAATCATATCCACCAAAAGAAGATGGTGTGATTGAAGTTATCTCTATCAATGTAGCAGAAGCTCCTCCATTTGTAAGATTTACTATAGAACTTACACCTGAAGTTGCCCCATTGAGAACAGTCACTGTATCTGTAAATGAGTTACTCAAATCATCGTAAATCCTTATTCCAACTGTCAAGATTGTATTTGTAGGACTGTCCGTTGAAACAGTTCCAGTTGCTTGACCCCCAGCCACCTGTGTGTAGCAAATACTAAGATTAACTACAAATGCTGTTGTAGTAGTAGTTGTTGTAGAACTCGTTGAGGATGAGGTAGTTGTGGTGGTAATTGAACAAGGAACAACGTTAACATTGATCTGATTTGTACAAGTGCCAGCAGACTTAACCCTCACAACAGTGGTGCCAGGAGGAGCTAGAAGAGTTGTATATCCAGCCAAAAGAGCTGCCTTGGACACCCCTGTCTCAAAAGGTGATGAGAATCCATCAACGTTTGAGAAGAGGTTAAAAGGTCCTGTATCAGCCCCAGCTGTTGTTAGGGTTATTAGTATCACCATAACTCATTGGTTTTTAAGGAGTATGGGGTTGTGTTGTTATAGGATTGTTCACTCTGTAGTAAATACTTGTAGTGGCTCCTGGAGAGTTGTGTGCGTAACTAGCTGTATACAAGCTTCCCACAACACCAGATACACAAGGATTAAGATTATTATATCCAATGAAATAAATGTTAGCTCCTCCAGATGTACGCACTTGAACATATGCGTATTGTCCAGCAGGGATAGTTATTGAACCTGCTAATGATGGAGCTGTAGGACATTCAGGGATTGTAAATCCATTTATCAACTGTGTCCATGTTAAACCAAGAGGTTCTGGCTGAGTTCCCAGGAAAGGAGGAGGCTGAATTGAATAGTACACCTCAGCATTATTAATGTTACCATTACCACTCTCAGAAGACAAATAAACCATCAAGCTCTCAGGAGCTACCGTAGTAGTGGTTGTCGTAGTGGGAGCTTCTGTAGTTGTAGTGGTAGTTGTGGATGTACTAGTAGAGGTGCTTGTAGTTGTAGAAGTACTGGTAGAAGTTGAAGTGCTCGTAGAAGTACTAGTCGAGGTTGATGTACTAGTGGAAGTGGATGTTGATGTTGATGTACTGGTTGATGTAGATGTAGAAGTTGATGTGGAAGTAGAGGTTGATGTAGAAGAAGAGGTGGTTGTAGTGGTTGGTTGTAAGCTACAAATTACTTCCTCTAATTTTTGAATAATAGTTGTAAGATCGTCACAATTATCAATCCCTGTACAAGGAAGATTAGGACCTACATACTTAATTAAATCAGAAACCTTTAGCTTCTGATCACAAGGATCTGCTCCACAATTGGTCCCACTTGGTGTGGTTGATCCACCCCCATAACAAGGCATTCCAGGTAAACAAGACATAATTTGTTGATTTTATGGGATGTACATAATGTAATAACAAGCCAAAACAGGGGGAATATTTGTGTGAGCAGCACTAGCTCCTTGAGAAGCATTTGTAACACTTACACTAATTCCAGTAGTTGCACTATCTGTAACAGGGTTAGTTCCTTCTGGAGGATTTCCACCAACTGCTACCTTTCCACTACCAGCTTCATCATCAGATTGATTTGAAAGAGTGTGGAAGTGACCAGGATCAGTCACAGTGACACTAGCTGCATGCGTGTGCGTAGGCATCTGTGCTACTGAAAGCACAACAGTGTTCTGACCAGTAGTCATCCCAAGTGTATATGTAGGATTACCAGAAATAGCAGGATCTACAGCAGGATTGAATGCACCACCACCAGGAACACCTGTAATACCTACAGGAAGTCTTCCACGCTTGTCAGGAGTACCATTTGCACCATTACATAGATAAATCTTATCCCATCCAAGACCAGCAATACCTACACCACCAGCATCAAAGTTGGTCAGAGGTCCGTAATATTCAACAACTGTATAAGGAACCATCTTCTGGCTCTGTTGTGTAACAGGAGCTAGTGTAGCAAGATATGCAGCAATTAGGCTATTCAGGTCAGCAATCTTAACATAGTTTGTATTTACGTTAAGAGCAAGGGCTGTTAGAGAAACATCAATCTGACAAACTTTATCAATTGTAGCTTGGAGAATATCATGTGTATCATCAGAAGCTACAACACCAGTGAGACAACCAATATTGTAATTAGCATTTAGTGTGGCAAGTTCAGCAACAATAGCATCTACCTGCACTTGGAGATCACAAGCAGCCTTGATGAGTGCTGTGATGATGTCAGCAAGAGTGATTGTTGTGCAAGATGCACATACAGGGAGATATTGATTTACTAAGTTACAAATGATAAGAGGGTCAATAGTGAGATTGATTCCTGTACCATCCAATGTACCAACAAGGAAAGTGGTGATTTGTTGTTCTACATGTGCAAGTGTATCACCGTTCTCAATACCAAGCTCAGGAATATCAACTCCTGTATATTTAACGCACTGATCTGAAACAATCTCAGCACATCCGTTATAACAATTATTGCAGTTGCTCATTATTTGTATTTTAAAATTTTTACTCTGCTAGCGATTTGCTCAACGGTGTAACTGCTAGCATAATCAGGGTTACACCATTTGAATGTAAGAATTCTCTTGTAGTTCAAGAGATCAATAATTGCTGTAGCAGGAACAGGTTGGTTTAACATGTATACAACATTGTTGTACAGATTAGCACCTAATTCGTTCAGCTTATGGTCTATATCGTGCAGTAGAGCAGGGATTGTTGAACAATCAGTGTCTACTAATTTTGGATATAACATTTTTAAAAGATTGTTTTACTTGTGCTGCAGCAGCATGACAGGCTGCGCACAATCCATTAATTAGTTGACATCCGCATCCAAACTTTGCTCCACAGTTTCTGCAACTTGCCATATTAATAGAAGTTTATTACGTAATTGTTACCAGAGCAATTACAGTTATTCTTCACAAAGTTATTTAGCATTTTCTGTGCTTGATTGTACAGCGTAGTGGCTGTTTCAAGTGCACAGTTGTTAGCAGCAGCAATTGCTCCTTGGATAAAGAAGTAGATGGTATTTAAATCCACCTTTGATTGGGTCTTGATAGCCTTATCGCACTCCATCATATCCAGCTTCATAAATGCCTCATCAAACTTCTCCTGAAGCTGATCAACACGTAGAATTGTTCTTTCTACATAGTTCGTAGCAGCAGGAGCAATAGAATATTTCAATGTGTAAATTCCATCAGGCAGAGGTACAAGATCAGCACCACTTGCTGTAATTCCTAGTGTTTCAGAATTAAACAGATTGTAATCATTTATTGTAAAAGGAAGTACAACAGTTCCGAAAGATGGAACAGTGATTTCGATGGTGGGATTTACAGGAGTGGTAGCATATGTGGATGCATCAGCAACGCCCAACAACATCTTGTTGTATGTAGGAAGAACTAGTATATCAAGGTTTAACGTGGGCATGACTCTTAAATAAATAAGCCAGAGGATTGAGTTTTAATCCTCTCACCTCTGGCTTAGGTTATATGATATTATTTACAACTCCTCTATTACGGGATCAAGGTAGAAGTGGTAGTTGTAGAGGGCCATACAGTGGTGGTAGTAGATGTAGTTGTGATACATGTGTTGTCACCAGTGATAGTACCCAGAGCAGCAACAAGGATGGTGTTGATGTCAGTAGATTCAGTAGAACCTGCCTCAGCAGCAATGATCACCATATTGTCCTCCATGATGTAATCTCCCCACTGATAAGCGGTTTTGTCATACTCGTTGAACTTGATGTACCAAGTATCGTAGGTAGTACCAGCAGATACCCAGCTCTCAAAGTTCTCGTTGTAACCCACCATTCTGTAGAGGTGCTTCAAGTAACCAGCTTGGTAGCTGTAGAAGTTTTTCTCCAGCTGTGCAATCTCATCAGAAGTACCAACAGCATAAGAAGAACGCTGTACGATAACAGGATTAGCGATTACATTACAAGCATCAGGAACAATGAAGTCAGCAGTTGTAGCAGGACCCAGGATAACGAAGGTGCGGAACCACATTCTGTCATACTCATAAGGGAAAGCTGCAACATCACACGGTTGTCCGTATTTAGTTAGAGGCTTACCAGTGATACGCAGAATTGCAGAAGCATCGTTACCCAGACGCTGGAACTGATAGAAATCACTGAAGGTGATGTTATCAGGGTTAATGCCAGGACCTTGTTGCTCAAAAGCCAGAATGATGCTGTCAATCAAAGCAGGAACATCAACATTATCACAAGGATCAGCACCACAATCGCAACAAGGAGCCTGTACAGTTACACTACGAGTGAAACCATTGAAGTACAGAGTGTCCAGGTAGCTAGAGTGAGCACGCAAAGTAACAGTAACAACGTCACCACACTTTACATTCCAGCTTGTAATGTCAGTAACTTGAGTTACAGGAGTAGGACATCCTTCCACCTTGTAAACCTCAGTTACATTAGAGCTACAACCAGAACCAGAGGGGCAACCCTTGATCTTGTCAGAACGCTTAGAACCTTGCAGATACGTGTTTGTTCTACCTTGAGCTACATAGAAGTAGGGAGAGGCAGCAATGTTTACAGCAGTGGCAACAGTGTAGTCATTCTTGAAGAAGCCCACCTTACCAGCTGTGAGGTCTTGAGTAGAACCGCTATTGGCAATACCACTACCAACAGGAACCACGAAGACCGTAGTTAAAGAAAAATCAGCCATTGTTTTTTATTTAAAGGTTAAAAATACTTATTCGTTTGTTTGAATTCTATATGCTGAGTTTTGTACAGCAGATTGATTTTCAGTGTACATAGCCAGGTTTTGTACTGTCAGATCCAGAAGCTCATCTTCAAGATAGGTTTCAAGCTCACAGTCTTGATCTACAGAGGGTGTTCCATCAAACTTAATATACCCTGCCTTATCAATATACACAGGATATCTCATGTAAGAGATGTATATTTTAGTTGGAGTGAACGTACCATCTGTGAAAACACTTATCTCATCTGAAGACAGGAAGTTAAATGTTTCCTGATACTCAAAGGAAGGTTTGTAATGGGTGTTGTTCAGAAGCAGGGAAATATCTCCATGCTTTGCCAAATCCTTGTTTATCCAAATCTTCCTATCCTTACATCTCCCCTTGTCAGCCAGTACATAACTATCAATATAGAACATGTACTTGGGAGTGAGCAGATGTATGTTTGCGAACCACTGATTGAGTTCAGCATTCTTGATAGACAGTGTGAGAGGCTGATTGTTATATGATACAATCAAACTCTGAAGATCTTCGTAACGCTTTTTAAAAGCGTCCAAACCAAGACCGCTCACCACACTAAAACCATCTATCTTCTGTTTGATCAGCTTAATCTGAGCCTCATTGAGAGCTAAGATCTTATCTTCCAATTGGATCTGTTGATGATCATTAGTAGATAGTTTATTTAGTCGTTGGTCGATCTTGTATAATAAACTATCTACAGGTATCATACAGAAGCTAATTTTTTAGATTTCAACTTTTGTTCGAGAGTAATCAGATCTTCCTGATTATCATCATCGGCAAGATGTTTTACCAAATCATCCTCATCTTTTGCCACTTCAAACTCACCTTCGTAAATCTTACCATTAGCCTTCAGTCTGTAAACTGAGTGTGTGATGGCTTGTTTTACAAGGTCTTTAATATGGAGTAAGTTTTCCTTCATGTCTGCAAATCGAGTGAACACCTCTACAGGGTTCAGCCCTTGATATTTGCCATTCTTGAATTCAGTTTGTTTAAGGACGTTATCTACTAGATTATATACAGCTTCCTCTTTGGTATCTTCTGTAACAGGCAAACCAAGCAAGCGAGCCACCTTTCTCTTCTTTTCAGGAGTCATAGCATCAAACTTGACAATAGCCTTGTTGATGAGTTGCTTCTTCTTGAACAGAACAGCATTTTCAATTTCATCATCAGCTACATAGAACTGAATATCAGCAGGATATTCACCACGCTCCCAAGCTTGATAACTAGAAGCAATTGTGGGGTGAACACGCAACCAAGAGAATGCAAGTTCTTGGAGAGGCATATTAAGATCAAAGAAGTTGTCACCATCTACCAGCTTTACAGGCTGTACGTGGAGAGCATCATCTGAGGATGTAGACAATCCATAGTTCCAAAACTTAGAACGAGGTCCCAGGTCAATTCCCCCAAGAGCAAGCTCAAGCTTTTCTCTAAGGTTCTTTACACGTTCAACCTCTAATTCTCTTTCTAGAGGATCAGAGATTCTGCGGATGTAGTTAGCTTCAGGATCAAGCCCTGTTCTATATCTACCATCTAGCTCTTTGTAAGGATACTTAAAAACTCCTGTACCAGGAATTCTAGTGAGTCCTTTAATCGCAAGACCGCCTTGCATTGTCTGCAATTGAGAGTTGTTGTACTCTTTCTTAATCGTAGAGATTTTTCCAATCTTACCCATGATGTAGTTAAATTTAATTTGGTTTTAAATTGGCAGAGTGAGTCCCACCGAAGGGATAGCGATCAGGAATCCCCTAACCCAATCACTCTGTAAGTTGAGAGAAGCTCCCCCACTTGGAGGTGGGGGGCATTCTTCTCTCGGTATTTCGTGCAGCTTAGCTGCAGCAGTATTAGAACTGTGGGATCTCTTCAATCAAGACTGTGCGAGACAGGTCCTCGATGAATACATCACAACGGTCTTTCATCCAGATTTCGTAACCAGGGAATTTGTTCGCAGAGCTCATACCCTGAGACTTAGCAAAGCCCAAGTGGTGGCGAGTTCCATCGATATATCCCCAAGTCATAGAAGGAGCACCCTTCATACGAACTTCACGGATGTTGTTAACCAAAGAACCATCAGACATTGGAGATACGTCAAACACCATGAATACAGGGGTAGACTTCTTGTTCTGTCCAAATTCCAGGTTAGTTTGAGGCAGGTCAAGTTCCTTCAGGTGGATCAGTTCAACACGACCAGTCTCACGAGTAACCATTGCATCGAATGCAAAGTTGTAAGTGATGTGTTGTCCTTCGCCCTGCAGGTAACGGTTTCCGCTATCAGCCATGAAGGTAAGACCACTGTTCAAAGCGTCATTCTTCAAAGCTTGTTGGAACACGTCAAAACCAGCTTCGTTTGTATACATTTTAACACGACGATCCTTAACATCAACACGTCTGTAGAACAGGTCTCCAAACACTGAACGAATCAGGTTAGCAGAGAACTCACCACGGTTGTATTGAACCAGGTTACCGTTGTTACGCATTCTGTGATATACACCAGCAGATGTACGCTTCAGCTCTTGCTTGCTACCATGAGTCTTAACAGTACCAGGCTTGCTCCAAATCATACGCTTAACTTTCAACTCAAGCATAGACTTACGCATCCAGAACTCAATAAACGGCTCCCATTTAACATCATTACGAGTCAAAGGAAGTTGATTTCTACGCTGAGGAGCATATACCAGAATGTCCAGAGGCTTACCAGAAGCATCTCTCATCATCTTGTCATCAGCCCACTCAGTGATCTTGTGCTCGAAACCATATGCAGAACCCAGAGATTCAAACATAGTGATCTTCTCACCCAAGCGAGGAAGACCCAGCAGATCCTGATCGAATTCACCGATAGCAGCATCAACCAGCTCAAGCTCGATACCAACTTGCAAGAAAGTAGAACTTACGAAATCCACAGTGGGGTTATCGCTCACCAATGTGAAGCTGTACAAGAAGCCCATGTTCCAAGGAACGGGATCTTTGATCACGTAGAAGCGAGGACCATACTGACGAGAACCAACAGAAACGATAGCGTTCTTAGAGAACTCGTTGGTATCCAAAACAAGAGAGAACTCTTGACCATCGATACCAGGCTTGCTCAGATTCAGGGTAGAATCAGGAACATTGATGATTTTGGGGAACTTGTAAGGAACCTGAACTTGCCATTTCCAAGCATCACTATTATTATCAATGTAATAAGGTGTGCTCTTGTTGATCATGTCCAAGAAGTCATTACTGTACAGTGAGCTCTGAGTGTACAAGGAGATGATCTTCTTGTCATAGTCTGCAGGCTCAGTTGAGTGGAATGATTCCAGGTGGTTAGCGTCGGTCAATTTACCTACAGCACGCTTGTCCATAGAGGCTACGCGGGCATAGGTAAAACCAGTTAAACCTGGGATTGTTTGAATTGCCATTTTGTTATCCTTTTAAATTTATTATGAGAAAATTATAAAAACCAAGAATTGGGTTGTTGCTTCTGAGACTTACTTCCTTTCACACTGCTCTTTTCCACTTGTCTAGCAACCTCACCAAACAATTCGTTGGATTTCTTGGTGATACCAGTCTTTTGGATGGTAGAGAGAGTGGGGTCTTTTTCCAGGATCTTCATGAGCAGAGCAACCTTCACCTTCATTTCGTGGTTCTCAGGTCTCTTCAGTTCCAGGATGGCTCTATCAAAATCTGTCAATGTTTCACCATTAGCAGTTTTGTATTTGTCTACCAAAAGGAAGTCTTGTAGTTCACCAGCAAGTTTAGGGTTGATGGGGATGCCATCAAACTCCTTACTTTTCACTTTATCTTGTAGAATAGTCTGAACGTTTTGTACGTAGTGGTTCTTGATAGCCTGTTTCTGTTGAAGCTCTTGCTGTGCTTTCTCCTCCATTTGATGGAGTTTCTGAGCTTCTTTCTTCACAAGCACTTTGTGGTGCTTGGTAGCTACCGTTTCAAGATCACCGTAGTTTTTCAGTCTTTCTACTTCTGTATCAATATCTTCAGACTCAAAGCCTTGATCTGCAAGGGCTTGTCTGATTACAGCCACCTGATTGTTCTCTTGAGAGAGGTCCATATCAGAGAAGCTTGCGATTTGATTGTAGGTTCCAAAATAGTCTTTTGGATTAACACCTTTTACAAAGATGGCATCAAATGCTTGTTGATAATCTTCACCAAACTGACCAATAAAGTTATTTACCACTTCTATAGCTCCTCTTCTTTTTTCAGCTTGGAATCTTTCCAAGAAAGCTTCAGGAGTATCGATAGGGGTATCTTCATCATCCTCATCCTTGGTGAATACACCAAGTTTGAATAGGTCATTGGACAGAGCTGTGAATCTGCTCACTTCAGGAGCTTCTTCATCATCCTCTTCTTCTTTAGTTTCAGCAGGGGCAGCTGTCTTAGCTTTTACTTTAGGAGTGATGATTTCTTCCTCTTCATCCTCTTCTTTATCATCTCCTAACAGGAACTTCTCAAGATTAGCAGAAGTATCTTCCTCAGGAGCCTTACCCTCAGCAACAACATCTCCAATTGTTTTACCAGCAGGAGCTTTCTTAGGGGTAGGAGCAGGGTCACTCACCTCTTTTACAATCTCTTGAATATCATCAGGATTGCCTGTGGAGGTTTCTGGGGAAAGGAGATCATTTAAAAGTTCAGCATTACCAGCACCCATTTCCATGGTGTTCTCAATACTAAAGTTCCCAAATGATGGGGTGTCCAAATTTTCAGCCATATGTAGTTCTTTTTATTTGGTTTGTGAATGTAAAAGTATGCAAAGACTATTGAATAACAAAGAGTTAGAGCACTATATCGCCCATTTTTCAGGATAATATAGCATTAATGTTTTTTACTCTAATCAAGTTTGTTTACCACTGTATCGTTTATAAGCCTAAAACTACGAATAGGAGCTAGGTCTGTGAGCGTAACTTGTTGAATTTCAACGCCCCACTTCTTAGCTTCCACTCTAGCTTTCTTAGAGAGAAGGTTGTCAATCTCAGTATCGATGCATTCTTCCAAAGACTTATCCATCACTACGTTCTTGATGATTGATTGTGTCATGTCAGATAGAGCGTCCTGAGCATCATACACCTCTAGAAGGAATGTTTGCACATCAGCAATCCTGTATTTGATTACTCCCTTCACCACAATGTTCTGCTTGTCTTTTGTATACAAGCTCTGTGGAGGAAGGCTGAGTGTGGTGACAACAACGTGGTTTGTCATAAACTCGTCCACAATAGGGATTCTAAAATGCAAGCCAGGCTTAGCCACCTTATAAAACTTTCCAAAGCGTAAGACAACAGCCTCCTCATACTCCATAACAATGAAGAATGGAATGATTTTTTCTACCCATTCGGATATTAAGTCTATTAGCCTATCAAACATTATTTCTTAGGTTTAGATTGTTTAGCTCTACCCTTGGCATTCTCTTTAGCAACAGCTAAATCGTTAGCCTGATTCTCTCTAGCCACTTGAAGCTTTTCTCTTTCAACAGCCAGTTTTTCCATAGCTTGAGTGTTCTTAGAGTTTATCTCAGCACGTTTAAGGTCATAGTCCTTACTAGCTTTTGTCTGCTCAGCTGTAAGTCTGCTAAGCTCCAGAACATCAGGAACGCCACTCTTATCAACATCTTCTGCAGCAACGTTACCATATCCTGTAGCTTGAATGATGGCAATTTCCTTTTTGTTAATTCTGTCAAGTTCTTTCTGATAGTTGTCGCTAGCGGTTTTCTGTTCAGCCAACATAGCTTGTTGCTCAAGCTGAGCCTGTGCTTGTTGTTGCTGTTGCTCAAGCTGCTGCTGTTGCATTTGCATTTGCTGCTGTTGCATAGCGTCTTGTTTCTCTTTCAGAGTTTTGAATATGCGCTTCATCTCTCTGATAGACTTGGTGCTGTACAGTTGAATAACATCGTAGATAGATCCACCATTCTGCATCAAAGGCTGTGCCATTTGACGAAGTTCATTGAACATTTGTGTATCGTCAGGTCTATTAGTCAGGAACACCTTCAGATCACGGAATTTTAAGTCTGTACCATTCACCTGAACAAAAGCAGACTCTCCTTCAGATGTAATATAGGAAAGAGTAGATTGGGGCTTTTTGCTCTCTACATATAGGGCAGCATCAATAATAGCTTGATAAAGCTGACCCATGATGTATTCGTGAGCCACAAACAGAGGCTCTGTCTGAGAATATGATTGTTGAATAGCAGCTTGTGTGCCTGTAGCAGACTCACTAGCTGAGACAGATCCAAGTCTTTGCTTGCTCATACCCACCAGTTCCCAACACTCGTTCTTGAGCTGCTGAGCCAATGTATATCTAGATTGAATCTCCTGCGTGCGCGTGAGGTCAATATCTCTAAACTGGTTGAAACTAGAAGGACTCTTCAGGTTCTCAGGGCTGTCATCAATAAAGACAACACCCCTGTTACGAGCTTCCATTTCCCATACATCTAGTGCATCCTGTGCATCACCATCCTTAGGAACAGGTACGTGTCTGATGGATGTCAAATACACCTTACCCACCTCTTTCTCAAGAAGCTTGTAAAGCTGGTTCATACACACATTGTATAACACCTGGAAAGGCTTCATCAAGTCAATAATAGACTTAGCCTCTGTGTTCTTCACCTCATGTGTTAAACCAATAATAGGACAGTAGTTAAGAAGTTTAAACGGTTTAACGTGGTAGATGTCTGGACCTATCTTAATTCCCTGATACCACTGGTTCACCCATCCCCACTCTAGAGACTCTTCTGTAGGAATAGTACCACTCTTATAGTTTTCATCTACAAGCATAGACTGCTCATTACCTAGTTCATCTATGTAGATGAGCTTACCAATCTTTCTCTTGGAGAGCCAATAAGCACGAACTACAACATACTTGTATCCAAATGAAGACACATTTGATGTAAGTCCTAAGAAGTCTTGCAGACCATCGTTATTCTGCTTCATCTCAGACTCAATCAACATTCTGGTTTGAAGCACTAATGGGTCGTATGTATCATATGTAACTGAGTCAATACCAGGGGAAACATTAGGATTACCCAGGTTGGACTCACGAACATTAATCAAACCATAGTCTTGAAGAGATGAACGCAGGTGGTCAATCTCTTCTTTTGTAAGATTAGGAACGCTTTCGATGATTTCTGAAAGCTCCATAACTTGCACTGTACCAGCTGCATAGGCTCCCTGAGCTCTACCTGTAGGATCAGAGATCCACTTACGATCAGGAGTTGTAAGAAACCAAGTGTTTTTTGGGTTAGCCACTTCGATATTGAACCCAAGTTTAGAGTTGTCTTCATAGATGTGATAGAATTCTCTTGCTGAAATACACAAGTCTCTGAAAGCATCTTCAGACTTTTCTTTCAAATTAAACTCAGCTTTCTGGCATGTCAGTACGTGGTTAGCCCACTTCTCAGCAATAGATGTGTAGCTGTCAAGCTCATCTTGCACTTGCTCCATTGTAAGCTGTTGAAGTTGCTCTTCATCAATCTCCTCACCAGCCATGTCTGCCTGAAGAAGAATCTTCTCCTTAGCCTTGTTCATGACATACTCTTGGAGAATGCCAGTTTTGAATTCTAGCTCTTCAGACTTACTATCTTCATCAAAAGCTTTAACACGGAATGTATCAGGTCTTTTGGAGATCTCACCAATCAGTTCATTCAGAGGCGTGGTGATGATAGAATACATCTTCACGTATGCAGGAAGCTCTAGGTTGGTAGTGAGCATTTCTGTAAAGCTCTTCACCTGAGGCTCTTGGTAGAAGTCTTCCATTCTAAGGATGCCCTTTACCAAGTCATAGTTCTTAACAAATGTATCACGGTTCTTTACATACTCAGCATAAGCCTTGTTTGCAAAGTAGTCCATGGTGTTCTTAATCCAACTCTCATCCATCTTCTCCTTCTCAGTTTTGAACTGATCAGGAAATATGTTCAAATACGCATAGCGTATGGTTGCATCTTTGGTATACCTAATGATAGCCATTATGTAAAAAGTTTACGTTTTTTTGTGTTAAATAATCCTCTGGAGTCTGTGAACAGTTGGTTCTTTGGTTTAGACTTAAAAAGAGCTTTCACTCTATCATCTCCAGATCCTCCCACTCTTCCAAGAATAGGGTCCATCTTAAGAGCCTGAGCAATAGCTAGTTCTGCAGCAATGATGCGGTCAAAGTTGTCTACATCATTATATTGAATAATCTCTTCAAGAAGGACAGGATCAAACATCTTGGTGATGCCTCTCACTTCCTTGGTGATATCTCCATTCTCATCTCTTTCTATAAGAATGGATTCCTCCATGTATTTCTTCAGACAGTTATGAAGATAATCTCTGATCTTGTCTGATGAACGGTGTACTCCATACTCACGCTTAACTGTGGTGTTTGGTACCACTTCCATAAGCCACTGTGGTTGCTTTTCCAAATAGTGTGCATCGCCTTTAGATTTCATGTATTCAATAAAAGAAATATCATCGTTCTCGCAAAGTGCTCTAGCATTATAATACTTGATAAGCAATCTAGCCTGTTCTTCCCAGGTTTCCTTCTTATCAGGTCTTGCTACATACGAAGCTACGAACATATCTTGGTACTTCTCACCTGTCAAATCATGCATTCGTTTATAAATATAAACTGCTCCTAATGAGGAGCTATATGCTGATTTACCCTGTCTGTAAGGGTCCACGCCTGCTACATAGAGTCCATATGGAGGATTCTCAACAGGAAACTCATATATCACTACAGGAGCATCTTTCAGATCTGTAGCCTTGAGTGGGAAGTTAGATATGGGCTGTTTGTCTGTAAACTCATGCGTTAGCTTTTCTCCATCATGAAACAGAATAACAGGGGTGCCTGTCTTGCCTTGTTCCATGAGTCTGAACTTCTGACGTTTAGCAGCCTCAATATCAAATATGTTTGTGTCCTCGTTCAGGAAGATGTCATCCACTTCTAATGGGTAGTACATCTTCTCTTTCAAATATGCTATTCTATCTCCAGCTTTCTTAAGTCTTTCTAAGTTGTTGTTTGTGATGTTTAAGGCTTTCTCTTCATCACTCACCAACATCTTAATGTTGTGAAGATCGCTTGTTTCAGGCTGTTGAAGAAATTTACCAAGCGTACTTTCTTCCTTAGCTTCCATTCTATACTTATACGAAATAAACAAGCCATGAACACGTCTCTCATCCTTTTCATTGTTGTAGGTTAGGAAGTTAAAATTGTCCACATCAAACATCAAGCTCTTGGCATCCAAGAACTTCTTCATATCACCACCAGTACCAGTGAGAATAGGAGAGCAGCCCCATCCAAATGGTGTGGTGAAACCAGGCACAGCTGCCTGGAAACCTCTAAGGAAAGATCCTTTACCAATCTCATCAATAATTAGTTTACGTGGTTTTGTACCTGCGATAGCCTCTTCATTATTACCCTCATCTAGGTTTCTTACAAGGATCTGGGAGAAGGGAATACGTTCTCCAGCCTTTGTTCTGATACCGAGTGTCACTTGGTTTTTCCAGTTGTCCTCAATTCTTTGCCATCTCCAAGCTTCTGGTAGGAAGTTCAATCCCTTGTCAATCTTATCTGTAATAAGCTTAATATCTGGTGCGTTCAATCCAGCAATAATGTTCTGAGAGTTCTCATCAAATGTAGCTCCCCAAGCAATGTAGCTAGCCTCAATTACAGACTTAGCAAAACGTCTAATACCAAGAATAACTAAGCCTCGTTTCTCTTGGTGAGCTCTATCAATTTCGTTAGTTACCACCCACTCATTATCACGTAGGTAAGGATTGGCATATTTCTGGCTGATTCTTCCACGCTCATCAATTACGTCCACCTCTGTATGCCATATATTAAGGTGCCAATAAAGAAATGGGTTGATGTACACCCCATCCATCATAGCACCATTCAAACACAGGTCTTTATGAAACTCAAAAAAGGGCTTGTATTCTACTGATTCACGATCAGGAATACGCTTCTGGTTTATAAACCAGTCATCGTAGCTAATTTTTTGTAATTCTATCATCCTCTGTTCTTCAACCAGTCTTCAGCCATGCTTGACATTTCTCCTTTACCTCTCACCTCCACCTTAGCTTCTTCAATCTTACGTAGTTTATCAACCACCTCAAGAAGAGCTAGATAGTTCTTCATTGTCTCTTGGATAAACTTACCCTGTGCTTCAATAGAGGCAATCACCATAGGAAGCATGCCTCCTTTGGCTGTAGGTTTCCATTCAATCCTGTCTTTTAGTTCGTGTAATGGATTTGCATCCACGTATGCTTTCCAGCTTTTGAGCTGTTCTTCAGCCCAATCTAGTTCAGCATTTACATATGTAGTTTTAGTACTCTTCGCCATCTTCTTCTTCTTTTAGAATGCTATCAAGATCAAGACCTTGTCTAATAATTTCATCAATCTCACTATCCCCAGAATGTGGGACATCCATCTCTAATTGGAGCTTGTATTTCTCAAGAGCAAACACAAGCTCTTTGTCTGTCATTCCCCATATGTCACCATAATCGGAAAGAGCTGTTGAAAGATGTCTTCCTACACCATAATGTGGATAGGACTTATGCAGCTCTGTTAGAAGGCTGACTAGCTTGCTAAAGTCACTTTGTTTTCTACTCATTGGTTTATGTCAGTTCGTTAAAATCTTCTTCGGACAATTTTCCCTTAGACCTCTCAAATATTTTCTCTGAAAGTTCTTCATAGTATTTTTCTCTGTCAACGTTCATATATTCATTACTTACAGATATACCGATTGAGTCTTGTTCCTCATCAGCTACCCCAATCAAATCTATATAATCTGCCCCTGATGTATACACATCAATAAGCGTGTCGATGAATCTTTTTAGAGGGATCTTTTTCAGTTTCACCTCATTGTCATTTTTCTTCATGTTGTCATTTCGTCCTCCTGCTCTTTTGTTAGCACGGCACTCCACTTGTTTATTGGACAGCTACAGGAGAGACATTTTGTTTTTGCTGCCAGGGTGCATCCACAATTTGTACAATGAGCATCTGGTCGTTTTGTCTTATGATTCTTGGAATGATAAGGACAATTGTCACAAATGCTCAATCTCTGCTTGCTGGTTTCTTTGATGAGGGCTTTCAATTTCGCTGGGGGAAGCAGATTGTTCCTCCAACCCTCGTAGATCTGAGACAGGCTCATATTCTAATTTTGGTTTTAACGCTAATATAGCTGCTTTGACACTTTCCAGCTTTGTTCTGTTTAAAGCTGTGTCGTGTTCTGGAATCTGAATCTTTTTCTCCAGAGCCTCTTTCATAAGAATGAGGGTTGCCATTTTCTTCTCGGCTTTCTTCTGGTTGAAAAAGAACTTCCCGAACCCGCTGATTTCAATGCTCTTGTTGGCAAGCATTGCCTCGTTGGCTG